AACTATTTCATTATGGATGTACAACAAGCAATTACAAAGCTACGAGTTTTACTTGGAGCTGAGACTGAAGAAGTAGTGAAAATCCAAAACGAGGAAAAAGAAGAGAAAGTAGAAGTTACTATGGCTGAAGCTACTCTAGTTGACGGAACTGAAGTATACACCGAAGGCGAACTACAACCAGGAGCAATCCTATTTGTTAGAGCTGGTGAAGGTGCATCTGAAGATCCATTTGCTCCAATGGGGAAACATGAAACTACAGAAGGTTTGCTAATTACAGTAGGTGAAAATGGTGAAATTACTTCGATCGAAGAAAAAGCTGAAGAGAATATCGAAGCTGAAGAAGAAATCAAAGAAGAAGTTGAAATGCAATTCAACGCTGATGAATTCATTACAGAGATCGCAGGTCTAATCAAACCATATACTGAAGAAATTAGCTCTCTAAAAGAAGAACTAAACACTCTAACTGAGCGTTTTGAGGCAATCGCTGATCAGCCTGCTACTAAAAAGATCAGAAACAACTTCTCTGAAGAAGCTAAAGCTATCAAAGGCCGTGCAGAAGCACGTTTTGACAGACTTGTTGAAATCAGAAAGAACAAATAAACTAAACTAAACAAACATCAATTATTATGGCATTTGATTTAACAGCCCTAACAGCATACACTGATGAGCTTTCATTAGACTTGATCGCAAAGGCAGTGTTGACTACAGACTTGATGAATGACATTGACGTTCGTTCTGGTCTTCAAGCAGGTACTGTAGCTATCAACCTAATGGATGGCGACCTAAACGTTGCTGATCTTGCATGTGGTTGGAACCCAAGCGGTGATGTAAACTTCTCTCAAGTTGACATCTCAATCGCAGACAAACAAGTAAAAATGGAACTTTGTCCAGAAGACCTACGCCAGTACTGGTTATCTCAGAGAATGAGCGCAGGAACTGCTAACGACTCAGTACCATTCGAGGAAATAATTTCAGGTTACTACGTAGAAAGAGTACGTAAATACAACGAAGGTTTCCTAATCAACGGAGACGGTACTGTAAACGGTATCAAAGCTCAAATTACTGCAGCTAACGGTGCTAACGTACCAGCAGCTCCAGCAGCTTGGACAGTTTCTAACGCAATCGATCAAGCATTGGATCTATTCGATGAAATCGACGAGTCAGTAAAAGACAGAGAAGATCTAATCATGATCGTTTCTCCAGCTAACTTCCAAACTCTACGTAGAGCATTAGTAGCTCAGAACTACTACCACTACGATCAAGGAGATGGTAGAACTCTAGATCTAATCGGAACTAACTGTAAAATCGTAAAATCTTCAGGTCTTGTAGGATCTGATTACGTTGCAGCTGGTCCTGCTGGATTTATCGTTGCAGGAACTGGTCTAGAATCTGACTTCGAAACTATGAAATTCTTCTACGATGAAGGAGAAGACGTAGTGAAGTTCAGAGCAGCATGGAGACTTGGAGTTGCAGTACACCAAGTAAACCTATTTGCTACTAACGGATTAGCATAATCACACTATAACCAAAGAGAGGATTTCGGTCCTCTCTTTATAAACTAAACAAAGAAAAGAAACTATGAGTTGTTCAAATATCTCAGCAGGATTTACCCTAGATTGTAACGATGCACAAGGTGGCGTTGATAAAGTTTTTATCGCAAACGGACCCGTTGAAGGCATCACAGAATCTACAGGTACTGTAACTGCTATTACAGTGGGCGGATCTGCCCTAACTCCTAGTGATTTCTTTATCTTCGAAATGCCACGTCAAACTGGTTCATACACTGAAACTGTAGCAGTATCACAAGAAAATGGTACAGTAACATATGACCAAGCATTGACATTAGTATTCAACAAAATGGAAGCTGCAAAACGCAACCAATTGTTACTAATGGCAGAAGCTACTAATATGGTTGTAGTATTCAAGACTAACGATGAAACACCAAAGTATTTCTCAGTAGGTCTTGAGCGTGGAGCATACGTTTCAGCAGCAACAGTTACTAGTGGAACTGCATACGCAGATCGTCAAGGATATGAAATCACTATTAGCGGATTAGAAGCCGCACCTTCATACGAAGTTACATCTACGATTGTAGAAGCGTAATTCGTATTCTATA